CTGTCATGATTAGGTCTGACGCTTTGATGGAAGCAGGGAACATTACTCGTGCAGCGGCAGACAGTCTTGCTTTGAAACAAGTTAACTTTACTCGTAGAAAAAAAGGTCTTGCTTATATCAAGAGTTATGTCAAGAGCAAAGGTAGAGGTTTTATTGTTGGACCTAGCCCCGCAGTGACAAGACCTGGTAGTAGAAGTGGTGAAGAAGAAAATACTGGACCAACAAATAAAAATTCTCCTCGCCCTAGAACTACTACAACAACGACTACACCAGCAACTACAACAACTACAGTCCCATCTAATACGCCGAATTCATCTACCCTTGTACCTTCAATAGAAGGTATGGTGTTTCCAGAAAGAAAAAGGTTTGTTGACGAATGGCTAAAAAATCGTGCTGCAACATATGAAGTTGTTCTTGGTTTGAGTCCTGCCGCAGCAAAGGCAAAAGCAATAGAAGATGCTTTAAGAACAGAGGTTGGTACTGAAGCAGACCCAGGACCTTTTAATGTTTCTTCTCGCTTCCCCAGTGAAGCACCTGGGGCTGCCCAGAAACAATATAAGGCTATTATCAATGCGAAGCAAAGAGGTGGCAGATGGGCTGTTCTCGGTTATGGATTGTACACTGAGCAAGAAATTTATGAATTAAGGTCTGCTCTTGAAAGAGGGTTTGATAATGGACCTGACAGTGAGGACCCTCGTATCAATCCCAATGCTGGTGGTTCTGGCGGTGGCGGCGACGGTGGCGGACGAGGCGGCGGCGGTGGTCGGGCACCCAAAGACTATGGAAATAAAAAACCAGCCTCAGCAGTATCAGGTGACACATACACAAACTCAAAGAACGTAAAGTTCACATACCAAGACAACAAATGGGTTCGTACCGCAACGCTTGGAACTTCTGGAACAACCGTAGTTATTGACGGGAAAACTGTAACCGTTGGTTCTCAACAATGGAAAACAATTATCCAAGAAGAATTTGGTTCAATGTGGGACGTTTACAATAGCGACCAAGAAGTCAAACAAGTAATTGACGAATCAGTGCGACTCGGTTACTTTGATGACGAAACTAAGATGACTGCAAAACTGCAAAACACAACATGGTTCCGCACAACACAACAATCAGCACGTCAGTTTGCTATCCAGCAGTCAACAGACCCCGCAACATCTGAAGCAAGAATTACTGCCTCTGTTGAAGAACTAAGGGCTAACGCAGGGTCGTTGGGTTTCACTCTTAACGATACAACTTTGCGTAAACTGGCTAGTGATTCATTGAAGTTTGGTTGGTCACCTCAGCAAACATTGAACGCTTTGGGTTCGGAGCAGGTAGCACAGGCACAACTTGGCGGTCCACAAGGAATGGCTGATTTACGTCAGTCTTCTACTGGTCGCAACCTTCGTGCTAAGGCTGCAACTTATTTTCAGAAACCGTCAGAAGAACTGATTGGCACTTGGACACAGCAGATTCTTACTGGTCAAAAGACCGAGGTTCAGTGGGATGAGTTGATGCGTTCATCTGCTCGTACACAGTTCCGTTCTTTGCAGCCAGCACTTGACCGTGGTGAAGATGTTGATACTGCAATGTACGCATACAAGCAGCAGGCTGCGGCAACTCTTGGCTCGTCCATTGATGTAAGCCAGATTGACTGGACTCAGGACAAATGGAACAAGGCTTTGAATTACCGTGACCCTAAGACAAATGATTATCGTCAAATGGATTTGTGGGAATGGAATACATATCTTCGCTCACTACCTGAGTGGCAGAATACGGATGAGGCAAAGAACGCTTATGGAAACTTGGCGCAATCTTTGGCTCGTGGATTTGGAAAGATGGCGTAATGGCAGCACGTGATGATGCAATTGATTTTCTTCGGCAGTACGGATTAGATTCTTTGATTGGGCTTCTTGACGTTGAACTGCAAAAAGACCCAACTATTTTTGATGGTCAGTTTGGCAGGGAACGGATGTTTCGTACTGTCCGTGACACTTCTTTGTATAAGACTCGGTTTGCAGGCATGGCATTGCGGGAGAAGAACGGCTATAAACCCATTAGCGAGGATGACTACCTTATGGTTGAGAAGGAGTTTGAACAGGCTCTCCGTGTGAACAGTATGCCTAAAGGGTTTTACGATTCCCAGGATGACTTTGCAAACTTCATCGGAAATGACGTTCGTGCAGACGAACTAAACACCCGCATCCAACAAGGTTACCGAGCAGTAATGGAAACCGAACCAGGCACCAAGGAAGAACTGAAGCGTCTATACGGCATTGGTGATTCTGACATTGCAGCGTTCCTTATTGACCCTACAAGGTTCCAACAGTCAGAGGCTGTTAAGAAAGCAGAAGCCGCCCGTCGTGCTAATGCTGCCCGTGAACAAGGTATGCAACTCACTGCTGCCCAGTCAGAAGAACTGGTTAGCCGTGGCATCGGACAAGCAAGAGCGCAAGAAGGATTCCAGGAACTTGCCATGACACAAGAACTGTTTAACCCTTTGACCGCAGGTGAAACCGCAATCACACAAGAAGAACAAATCTCTGGCGTATTCGGAACCAACGCAGCCGCAGCACAACGCATCGCAACACGCAAAGCATCCCGCAAAGCAGCCTTCCAAGAAGGTGGCGGTCTAGCCGAAACTCAACAAGGAATCACAGGACTACGCACAGCAGGACAATAGTGTGCTATTGTTCACAACGTAAGCCGATGGCTGAAACCTACGGGAAATCCCCCGATACCGTAGCGTCACATGGGGTGTAAATAATGTAGCCACCACGTTCCTCCGATGTGGTGTGGACTAAGGAGAGTGCCATATGTCAGATTTCGCAGATACCTACGAAGACGACGAATCCATCTATGACGAGCCAGTCCAAGAAACGAACCCTGTTCGTTCACGGATGAAGCAGTTGGAGAAGGAAGCCCGTGAACTACGCAAACAAGTTGCAGAGTTCCAAACCGTACAACGAGAGATGGCTTTCGTTAAGGCAGGTATTGACCCTGCTTCACCACAAGCCAAATACTTCGTTAAAGGTTACGACGGCGACCTCACTCCAGAGGCTATTAGGCAAGCCGCAGAGGAAGCACAACTGATTACACCCCAAGCCAAACCACAGGACACCGACAAGGCAGCCTGGCAGCAGACCAACAGGATTGCCGCTGGAGCCGAAACCGCATCTAGTGGACCATCTTGGATGAAACGAATCAATGATGCGTCGTCCCAAGAAGAACTGTTAGCGATTTTTGCAGAGGCACAAGCCCAAGGTGTTGACCTTGGAGAAATTTAAACCCTCTACCTATTAAGGAAAAAAAATCATGGCTGATTACTACGCAGCAGAAACAGGCACCTCCAACCTTTCGGTTGACCAGGTTGCTTTTGAGAAGTTGGCATACTTTGCCCTTCGTCCAGAAATGTACTTTGACCAGTTCGCAGACGTGCAAGCCACGAACGCAACAAACCCAGGTGCATCCGTAAAGTTCACAGTGTTCTCCGACCTCGCAGCAGCGACCACGGAACTCGGTGAAGCAGAAGACGTAACCCCAGTCGCAATGAGCGACAACCAGGTTACCGTCACCCTCCGTGAATACGGTAACGCAACAGTTACGACAGCGAAACTTCGTGCTTCGTCTTTCCTCCCTGTTGACCCAGTAGCCGCTAACGCTGTTGGTTACAACGCTGGTTTGTCAATTGACACCATCGCTCGTGACGTAATCCAGGCTGGCGACAACGTTATCTACGCAACAGGTGGAGCAGTAGCCCCATCTAGCCGTACAACTTTGAACACAGACGACACCCTTACCGCTAAGGACATCCGTCGTGCAGTTGCTCAACTCCGTGCAGCAAACGTTCCTACCATCGGTGGAAACTACGTTGGCTTCATTCACCCAGACGTGTCCTACGACCTTCGTGGCATCACCGATGCTTCAGGCTGGCGTGACTCGTACAAGTACACCAACGCAATGCCTCTTTACAATGGTGAAATTGGCATGTTTGAAGGCGTTCGCTTTATTGAGTCGGCTCGTGCCCCTCTGTTCGCAAACGCATCCAACAACTCTGGTGCATCTGGAACAATTGACGCATACGGTACCCTCATCATGGGTCAGCAGGCACTTGCCAAGGCTGTCTCAATGGGTGGCGAGTACGGTTCACAGCCAACAATTGTGTACGGTCAAGTGACCGACCTCCTCCAGCGTTTCCGTCCAGTTGGTTGGAAGCACTTCGTTGGTTACGGTGTGTTCCGTCAGGAAGCATTGCGCCGCATTGAATCATCTTCAAGCATTGGTGCAAACGCCTAATAACCCCTGTATAGTGTCCGTGTCCTAGAGACACAGCACAGCAAGCGAAAGCCCTTCACTTCGGTGGGGGGCTTTTGCTATTGTGTAGACATGGCAACTTTTCGCCCACCAACAGACAACTTTGTAAACTGGGCTTTACCTGGGGAACGTGGAATCCTTGCGTATCTGAAACCAGGTAGGCGTGGACGTAACGTGTTCAAACTAAAGGACGGGTCATTCACTGAATGGCAACCAGGGGATGCTGACGATATTGCTTTCACCTATCATGGTGGGCATATCCACGAGTTAACAGCACAAGAAGAAGCAGACCTTACTGCTGCTGGATATGGTGATTATATTGAAGCATAGAGAGACACATCCAAATCTGGATGTTGAAGGTTGTTTCGGATGCAAGGTTGCAGGGGTTCAGATTGGTTCTAACTCCACGACCACCAAGGGTGAGGCGGTTGCGGTTATTAACCAGCGTGAAAAGAACTGGTCAAAGGATATGCCTGCTTATAAGCGTCTTCGTAAAGAAGGGCTGCAACCTAAGACGATTGATGGTTGTCATGCTGTTGAACAACTTGCTACGTCTAAGCATCAAATTGAAGGTACGCCAGCGCCGTTGTGAACTATCAATCATGGCAGGGTTTCCCTGACCCAAAGTTGGGGTATGGTTCCATGCTCCAAGGTTTTAAGGATTCGCTTCCTAAGACTGTGAAGTTGGATAAGTCTGCGTCTGTTCATGTTCATATGCAGGTTCCGTATGCTTGCAAGGGGTGGCTTGAAGGTCAGCATCGTGTTTTGTTTTCTATGTGGGAAACAGATGTTTTGCCTCATAGGTTTCGTAGATGGCTTGAACATTTTGACCAGATAATTGTTCCTTGCCAACACAACGTTGAACTGTTCAGTCAGTTCCATAATGATGTTTCGTATTGCCCGTTAGGGGTAGACCATAAGTTTTGGAAACCAATAGGTGAACCTGACAACGATGTGTTCCGTTTTCATGGGGGCGGGTCTTTGTGGCACCGTAAAGGTCTTGACGTTCTAGTGAAGGCGTTTAACGCTTTGAAACTTCCTGATGCTGAACTACACATCAAAGCAGCACCTCACGCACAAGATGTCCCCACCAAAAAACTAGGTGAAAAAATCTTCCTCAACAGAGAGTGGATGAACCCTGAAGAACAACGAACATGGTTCAACCAAGCCGACTGTTTTGTGGCTGTATCTCGTGGCGAAGGTTTCGGACTCATGCCGCTACAAGCCATCGCCAGTGGTATCCCCACAATCATCTCAGACAGCACAGGACAGTCCCAGTTCTCACACCTAGCCTTCGGGGTAGTTCCATGCACCAAATCCAAAGCGGAAACCATAGGGCAATGGGACGAACCAAACCAAAAGGTTTTGGAAGAACTAATGATGGACGCATACCGCAACCGTGGCACCATCAGACAGACCGCTATCTCCCGTGTCCCAGAAACCAAAGCCTTCACATGGTCAAAAGCCACCACCAAACTTCTATCCCTTATCCCTGAAGGCACCCTCCTTGACAACCCAGAATTTGTCAGACCAGAAATAAAAGTTGAAATCCAGGTTGTTAGAAAAGTCAACGCCTACATTGGAAATGAGCCTTATAACCTTGTACCAGGGGAAACATACGTTGTCCCAGAGAATGTGCATGATGTTTTGCTGGATTCAGGCGCAGTAAAATAGTGCTATGCTTATGCGGGTATGGCTCAACCTGCTGACCAAGACCTAATTATCACCCGTGGTGACACAGAAACCCTAGTCGTAACTATCACGACTGATGGGTCTACTGCCGTTGACATTACTGGTCGTACCTATAAGGCACAGATTCGCAGCACCCAGGACTCCACCACTATCAAGGCTTCGTTCACTTGTACTGTGACTGGTGCCGCTTCTGGTCAGGTGACGTGTGTTTTGTCGGCTACTTCTTCTGCTGCTTTGTCTGCTGGTTTGTATTTCTGGGACTTGGAAGAAAATGCGTCAGGTGTTATTTCTACAATCCTGGCAGGGAATGTCACGGTTCTTGCTGATGTGACGAGGTAGCAATGGCTACTACAAACATTACTCTCAATCGTGGAAGTAACTTAAACAGTTACGAAATTGTTATTACTCGTACCACTGAAGTTGTGGGTGCGCTGGTTGTTCCTGTAGTGTCTGCTTCTACCGTTGACGCTATTGTCACGGTTGTTAGCAGTGCTAACACGGGACCACAAGGGGCTACAGGTGCGACAGGACCAACAGGAAATACGGGCGCAACAGGTGCGACAGGAAATACAGGACCGACAGGTTCTACTGGACCCACTGGAAGTACAGGTTCTACTGGAGCGACAGGCGCAACTGGAGGAACGGGGGCTACTGGACCCACAGGCAGTACGGGACCTACGGGACCTTTGGGACCAACAGGTCCTACAGGCGCAACAGGAAACACAGGAGCGCAGGGCGCAACAGGACCAACAGGGGCGACTGGAAGCACAGGTCCAACAGGCGCTGTGGGTTCTACAGGACCGACTGGTCAGACAGGACCGACAGGCGCTTCGGGTGCAACGGGAAGTACGGGGGCTACTGGTCCTACTGGAAGCACAGGTCCTACTGGTCCTACTGGTGACACTGGTGCGGTAGGGGCAACGGGTGAAACAGGAGCCACAGGTAGCACAGGTGCTACGGGTAGTACAGGACCAACAGGGGATACAGGCGCAACTGGTGCTGTCGGAGCCACTGGCGCAACTGGTCCTACAGGGGCAACAGGTCTTACAGGAGATACTGGACCGATTGGACCTACAGGACCTACAGGACCAACGGGCGCAGACTCAACTGTTCCTGGACCAACTGGACCAACTGGACCGACAGGTGCGGTAGGTCCGACGGGACCAACAGGTGCAACAGGTGCTACAGGACCGACAGGCGCAGACGGAACTTTTGCTTCAACGCAAACAATAAACGCCCAAACAGGCACAACATACACTCTGGCATCTAGCGATGCTGGCAAAATGGTGACACTCAGCAACGCATCAGCAATCACTGTTACCGTAAACGGGACAACAGCGTTATCTGCTGGTCAGGCTATTGACCTTCTACAAATTGGTGTAGGACAAGTAACTGTGGTTGCTTCTAGCGTGACCATGAACAGAACACCTGGTCCTAAGTTCCGTGATAGATATTCAGCAGCCACACTATTTTGTGTTGGCTCTAACGATTATGTACTTATTGGCGATTTGAGTTCGTAATGCCCATCAGACACGGGTTTATTGCTTCGTCTGTTGCACTGGCACCAACTGTTTCTTTGTCGGCTGCAACCAACTTTAACCAATCAATAGCCACACTAAACGCAACCGTTAGTGCAAACTTTTACTCAACAACAGTTAAGTTTCAGTACAACACAACTAATAACTTTGCTTCGTATACCGAAGTAAACGCTGCTACGACACCTATTTCTGGTCAGAGCGTTTCTTCATACGCCAACATAACTGGTTTGTCTGTCGGAACTACTTACTATTTCCGTTGTGTAGCCACTAATGCTATCGGTACAACCACGTCGTCTTCGTCGTCGTTTACTACATGGTCGTTGAAGACATACTCAAAGACAACTTCTGGCACAGACACATTGACATTGCAGACTGTCACACCAACTGGCGGTTCTGCCGTCATCCCATCTTTTACTTCCATCCTTGTCGGTGGAGGTGGCGGTGGCGGCGGTGGCGGTGGCGGCGGCGCAGGTGGATACAGGGATGTCTCGTCTGTGACTTTGACGAGCGTATCAAATCTTGTCCTTTCAGTTTCTGTGGGTGCTGGCGGCGCAGCAGGGACTGCTGGCAGTTCAAGTTCGTTGAGTGGAAACTTCACTACCATAACGGCTGGTGGTGGTGGTGGTTCACCTGACAATGGTTCATCAGGGGGGAGCGGCGGTAATCAAGGTTCGGGAGATGGCTCAACCACTGGCGGTATCGGATACGCAAACCTGGATAAAAACAATAACCCCGACCCTAATAACTATTCCTATGGTGGTGGCGCAGGATGGGCAGCAAACGGTACCGATGGAGGCAGCATCAATGTGGCACCAGATTATGCGTTTACCCCTGGTAATGGTGGTGCTGGTTCAACTATCCACGGCGTATCTGGCGGTGCAGGTGGTCGTGCTTTTTCAATGAACGCTGGCACTGGACAGTATGGTTCTAACGGAACACACTGGAACGGACCGAGTTCTGGTGGTCAAGCCATCAACGGTGCTGGTATTGCGGGCGTTGTAAGATTTAACTATTACGGACCATGAGTGGCGGAATGATTCAAACAAAACTATTCTCAACAGATATTCTCGCAACACACCGAGGATTCTTTATTCTTGACAGGCTTCCAAAGAACGCAACAGAAGTTGACGTATGGATTCAAACACCAACTGGCAACGAATCGGTTGATTTTATTGATGTATTTGTTCTCCATGATGGAACACTTTTGGCTGCCTGGAAACACCCATTCCAGAAACTTCCATTACATAACCTAACTGTGTTTTGTAATGGCGTAGTGCAGGTTCTCAACCTTTACCCGCTTGAACGCATCATTGATATTTATGACCGCCCACTTGACTCTGAACTAGGGACATTTAGTTTTACAAAGTCTTCTCCTATCGGTGGTGGCGACTGGCGTTGTGACCGTGGAATGTACGGGGCAAAGGCTTTTGCTGGAGAGAACATTGACCGTGTGTTTAGCGAAGCAAATGAGATTGTTGTCTATGAACCGTTCATGTGTTTAAATGGTTCTGCTCATTTGATTTATGTGCAGGCAAAAAACAAATCTCAACTGGCTGAAGATAAATTAAACAACAGTGTTTCTCCTTCTACTGGGCGCACACTGCAAGAAACATTTAGGCTCATCTATGAATGGTCGGTATTAGCCGAAGAACCGTTTACCAGCGCCGACGACGCAGCCGTGGCAGCCAAGGCTTTTCTTGACGGTCTTGGGTTTACAACAGAAGAACTAACAGCCCTAGCCTCCCTGCCCCCTATGCAAATCAGCAACTACCTAGCAGGTAGCGAGACAGCCCGTGTCCGACCATCCAATATCCCCGCCTTAAACGATGCAATCAAGACAATGGTGTTTAAACGTATGGCTTCATCTTCTTTATCAGCCCTGTTTAAGATTCACGGCATTGAAGATACCTATGGTCTTGCCGCATTTGAGCAAGCAGAACTTGACGCTGGCATCCAACGGTTTGAGGGCTACTACACAGAACCTGTATCCGCAGCAGACAAACCTTTCTACGACAATCAAGTAAGATTCTTTAGGAACAAACAAACTGTTCTTAATCTTTAGGAGGGGTTATGAAAATAGCGGTCTACACAATCGCCAAGAACGAAGCCAAGCACGTAGCACGATGGGCTAAGTCATGCGAAGAAGCCGACTATAGGTTAATCCTTGACACAGGCTCAACGGACAATACCCGACAAATAGCATGGGACTGTGATGTCACTGTAGAGACAGAAACTTTTGACCCGTGGCGTTTTGACCACGCCCGCAACGTGGCACTCACATGTTTACCTGACGATATAGACCTGTGTATCTCCCTAGATATGGACGAGGTGTTAACCCCAGGGTGGCGACAAGTCTTAGAAAACTTATCCCCAGATATCAACATGGTTAAACACAAGGTCGTAACCACGTTCCATGCTGACGGTTCAGAAGGACAATCGTTTACCATTGGTCGCATCCACGGCAGGCATAGTCACACATGGAAGTACCCAATCCATGAAGTTCTTACTCCAGTAGCAACAGAAAACTCTACCCATGTTTATGGGTTAGAAATTCACCACCACC